ACGACGAGCACCCGGAGGTGTGGGAACTGTTCGTGCATTTCACTCAGACGATGATCCGCAAAGGCTACCCGAACTATAGCGTCAACGCGATATTCGAGCGCATCCGGTGGGAGAAGGATGAGGGCGGTGATGGTGTGAATCAATTCAAATTGAACAACAACTATCGCGCCTTCTACGCTCGACGGTTCATGCGAATGTACCCGCAGTATGATGGGTTCTTTAGAACGCGAGAGCTGAAGAGCGTAGACAGGCCAGCGACGGAGCTGCCAGAACTGTCACCCAGACATTTCGACAAGGAGTCAGTCGGGTAAGGTTAGTTGGTTCTTCCAAGCGTTTTGTCATATAGCTTGTTGAACTTACCTTGCTCTTCCGCTATTCGGTCGTACATATTCCTTTCGATTTCCGCAGACCTTAATGCCGCCGCGGGAGACCTAGAAGCATTTTCTCTGGCGGCGTTTCTGCGCTTCCTTAACTCCCTTAACCTCTTTTCCGTATCTTCCATCCTTCGAGCTAGACGTAACAGGTCTCTGTTTTCTTTTCTAAACTTTACCCTTTCGCTCCCTCTCAACGCATCTAGCCTTAGTTGAGCCTGCTCCAGATCAAACTTTCGGTCGTAATAGTCTGAAGTGCTTTGCTGCATATTGGGTTCGCCCTTGATCCTACGCAGGAAGGGTATCTCCCTAGTTTCTAGCTTTTCGCCAGATGACCATTTATCAATTGCGTCAAAGGTGCGAAGCCCAAATGTACCAGCGCCACCCAACAAGAACTCAGCATAGTGCTCAAGTGTGTCAGGGGATATATCGATGCTCCCAGACTGTTGCTCGTTGCCTTGAGAAAGCTTGTTGAGGATCTTAGCTGTCTCCACAAACGGCGCTCGGGTGCTCGCCATCTGCAATTGTGAGTCAGGCAATGGCGGCCCGAAACCTAAATTTTCCCTGTAGATTGGACCGCCAAAAAAGTTCTCGTTCTTTGCTATCTCGTAAGCTGGCTGCGCGATAGTTGGAATCGGAGAAAACCCCACTGGAGAAAACGAACCCAAGAACGTGCTTAGTATATTGCTAGTCGCCCTGTTCAAGGACATATTACCTTGCCCCATCTCGTAAACTGACTGGCCTATCACATGAAACGTGTTGTAACCGTATGGCAGGGGTATTGTGTAATAATCTTTTCCGTTCTCAGCCATGATAACCATGTTACGTTCTTTGACGTAATCGGGGATTTCTGAGTAGTACGATCTACCAGTGACCGGATTCTCCTCGCTTTCCTCTTCACCTCGCATCGCTGAAAGGGCACCCATAAGCATCAACCCGCCAACAGCACCTTGCTTGATTCGGCTTGCCTCGTTACTGAAGGGGTTGCCTTTCGGGCCAAACAATCCTCTGGCAAAGTTTGCGGTGCCTTGAACACTTGCATTAAAGAACAGGAACAGGGAGTTAAGAAAGTCACCACTCATACCCTTCCGGTTGAAGTTGATGGTTAGGTTCTTAGCAAGACTGGAAGCTCTCTTTACAGCCGTATCACGATCTATACCAGAGTCTAGCATCTGGTCTCGTGAAGCCTTGAAAGCGGCAAATCGAACAGCGTTCTCTACCGCTGAGTTTGTGTCCTCAACAAAGTTGGTAACTTGCTCGTAACGCTTCATCAGGTTTCCCTTCGCCGTTCCGTTCGCCATCTCGATCATTGCTTGGATTGTCTTTACTTGATCTTCTGGTGGTCGAGAGTGGAACCAGTCTGCCTTAGCTCCGGCCTTTACAAACTCTAAAAAGTCAGCCTGATCTTTGCTGCTCATGCCAAACAAAGAACCTCTCAGCGTTTCATCTTTCAGGTCATAACGCCTTAGCCCTTTGTAAAAAGCGCCCATAGAAGGGATGACATCTTTTAATATTTGCCTAACCAGCTTCTGGTCTTTGGCCTTACCACTGCTCATGTTCTGCTCGCCCAAGATATTAAATATCGCGGTCTGCACATCACGAGAAAAGTTACCAATAACAAACTCTGGGTTCAGGGAAGTGTTGACCATCGACAACCATCTGTTGACGACACCAAACTTTGTAATCAGATTATCGACCGTGCCTACATCGAATGCCGTTATGGCATCACGCAACCGGGCATCATTGATCCTGACATACTGCTGCTCCCCGTTGACTTTTACACCGATCAGATCGGAGTCCATTGTTGGCGAAAAGAAATCTGGTTTCACCGTTATAAGCTGCAAAAAATCTTTTGGGTTTGCGCCCGGAGGAATCTCGGTGTACTTACCTCCCTGTAGCTCTGGGTCTTTTCCAACATAGGTGAACTTCTTTTCAAACCCTCTGGACATCTTGGGATTGTCTTTAGATATCACTTCCCAAAATTCAGAGTCTGGGGATGAGTTCACCAAGTTAATAAGCCGCTGCCCAAACTCTTTGTTCTTTAGCCCTCTAGCTATACTCCGCTCTGCATTCAATAAAATGTGCCCGAGAGGGGATTGAGCTGATGACTCTCGACCCATAGCTCGCAGGGTCTCTTTGCCCTTAGTGCTCAAGCCGCTACCCACGATCACGTTTTCAGCGTAATCGTCCTCGATATCCTTACCTTTAAGTGGAGCGTAATACTTGTACGAACCCATGATAACGTCTGCATTGTCTTTGGAGATCAGGCCGCCATCCACAGTAGCATTCATGGTCTCCCTTACGATCTGGTCAGCATCAGATGCCACGCTTTGAAGCTTCTTTCCCCTTGCATTGCCGCCGCTCCAGGTTCCAGAGGCATCGTCCCAAGACATCCCGTATCTACTAAGCATCCGATTTTTAACGAAGGAATCTGTCAGTACCTCCCCGTCTCTTAGCTGCCCTGATCCGGGGTTACTCTCTGGATCTCGCTGCGGGTCTCGCAGACTGATGGTTCTATTGCGCTCTATCGCATGGCGCAACGTCAAGAAATCATCCACCTCATCAATAGGTATACCTAAATCAGCTATCTTCTTGGCTAGGGGTTTTTTTCTTTTTTCCTCAAACTCTCTAACAGCAAAGCCAATCTTGCCGGGAATGCTTTCTTCCCCTCGATACGGCGATTGATCTTCTGTCAGTTCGTCAAGCCCATTCATCCTTCTCCAGTTGTTGACCTGATTCTCAATGTCTTTCAAGCCAACAAACTTATCTTGTATCTGATAAATAAACCTCTTACCTAGACTGTAGCTTCCAGATTGGATAGACAGTGGTTCAGCACCGTCCAGCATCTCTTGCTGGGCTACCGCTTTTTTGTGCTCCGGGTTCTGATTCGCTGCATGAGCTACCGTCCCGGCTGGGTGTTGATTCTCAAAGTCTTCGACGGCCCTCTGAGAGTCGTTGACTCGATCAGGAAGTGATTGCGTATTGGGAGTGAGGCTATCGCCAACAGGCGCTGCTGGTCGGGCAGTCTCTTGTCGCTTTGAATACAGTGTTTGAAACTGCTCTCCACTCGGAAGAGCACTTTTCGTTGCGTTCTTAGCCAATACCAATGGGCCAACTTGTATGACCTCTTCAGCAAAGGTTACTGGCTCGCCGGTTTTTCTGTCGTAGAAGTAAGAGTGCCTTCTTGGGTCAAAGCCAACCTGCGTCCACGCTGGGTCGTTAAGGGCTTGCTCTGCGAGCGAAGCGTTTTCCTCATCAGTCCTGTTTACAAAAGAACCTTGTATCCTAGCAAACGTAGACTTATTGAATTTTGATAGACGAGATTTAAGCTTATTGATTGCCTTTTGTTTTGCCTTTGAGTCCATGTCTGAAGCCTTGATTTCTTCAATCTGTGGCTCAATCTCTTCGAGTATTCTTTGCCTCTCTCTAAACCCTTCCGTACCTGGAACCTGCCCCTCCATAACGCGCTGAGGAGCATCTTGTTTGTTCTGAGTAAAGTCAGCATTTAATATTGATGCCGTGGCTCTGTGGGAAGTTCTAATTATTTTACCTTTAGAGTCCTTACCAAACATGCCATGTATGGTCGGAACCCAGACCCCAGCATCTGTATATGCGGGTATATCAAGACGCAAGCCTACTTCTGTTCCATCCTCGATGGGCACATTAACCTTATCTTTCTTGTCCCTCGCCAGGGCATCATACATTTCTTGATAAGTAGCTGGCACTGGAACAAAGTCGTAAGGACTAATAGTCCCGAGAACAACCGTATCGTATTCCTCTCGGGTTATTTCTCCGTCTTGCATCCTGCGGTAAGCATCGGCCACCTCCGGCCTCACACCTGTCTCTGGTGCGCCTACAGCTCTCCTAGCCCGCAAGATGTACCCAAAAGGAGCATCATCTGGGTCAGAGGGTATGCCCAAGCCTTCTTGATCTTCATCAATAAACTGACCAATACCTCTTTCAGGTACGGCACCAAGACCTCTTTCAACAGACCTTAGTGTCCTTACCTCCCCGCGCTTTCGCTGGCCTATCTCGCCAGACTCAATACGGTTAATGACATCCTCAAAATCCTGAAAGCCAGTCCCTCTCAGGGCACTGGTCAGCCGCTCCACAAAGTCGTACATTCTCTTGACTAGGCGATTAGGCTTGCCAGTCACCATTGACTTGTCTTTTCGCATGTGACGGACAAGCTCTGCTACGGCCTCCTCCATCTGACCAACGGGAGACAAATACTTGTATCTTCTTTGGGCGTTGTTAAAAAATGTTTCATTGCCTGTGCCAGGATACACGCGAGTTTTTGCTGCACGTTCTAGGAGGCTCCACTCTGCATCAGTCCAAAGATCTAGGTTCCTTAGAGCGTGAACAATCTCATGGTCTAACACCTCAGACAGGGCCGCATCACGCGCCTCCGGGCTTTCGTCTTTAGCGGATTCGTTAGCCCTATCGATAGCTAAGAATACCGTCCTTGGTGATTGAAGAAAAAAACCTTCAGCATCTTCAACTTCGGTTGTTTCAGCGGGTTCGCCAGTCAAAATAAGTTGGCCGTCTGCCGTGACCCTCCCGAACTTTAAGGCGTCCAAGACTCTAAGCTTTATGTCCTCTAACCCGTAACCCTTGAGCTTTTCTTTAAGACCTTTTTCCAAGTCTTGTGCAAGCTCAGACGTTGCCTCCTCGCTGTAAGGCTCCGGCTCGAAGACTGGACTAGGTGGTGGTGATTCTAAAGCTTGAAGTTCAGGGATGGTGCCGTCTGCATTGATAACCCCAGCATCAACAAGCGCCTCTCTCAACTTAGATGATGTAACCTCTAAACGACGGTTATCAATCTTTTCGCCCAAGAAGTCTTGTATGTTTTCTAGGGAACCATCTTTCGTATACCGAACATGCTCCAATGCCTCGTTATACAATCTGCGGCTGTATGGTTTCGGCCTAAAGTCAGGCAATGAAACTGGAGAATCGCCGGGAACAATAGGCAGTTTCTCAAGCGCAGAAACAAGGACCAGCCTTTGTGACGGCGACATGTCCGAAATGTTGGTCTCATTTACGACCTGCTCAAATATGTACTGTAACCCTGGAGAGTCGATATCTACCGTAATGTTTTTGGACTGTAGTACGTCCTGTATCGCTTGCTGAGTTGCAACGTTGTTCTTGTATTCCTCTCGGCTCCTAGCTATCTCAGCACCCACGGTGCCAAAGTCGGTAATTTGATCAGCCGCGGTTGTCTCTTTAACCCCGGCCATCACATCAAATACACGAGAAAAATCCTCACCTAATGCTTTTTTAGCTTCTGCAAGGGTAAACGTGTCTTTTTCTGGGAGACCCTGTTGCCTCCGCTTGTAGTTTATTTCTTGTGAGACGGTGAGGTCTGACAGAGGCTTGTATATCCTTTCGCCTCGATCAGAAAAAGCAGGTACCCCGTACTGCTGCATGTGAAGAGAGTCTATCGACACTCCCTCATTGTATTTAGAACCAAAGCCAGAGGTGGTTCTGCCTGCCTCATTTAAGACCTCAGCCGTGATGGACAAATTATCTGGCCTAACTACCTTCTGCCCGACCATGAACAAAGCTTCAGCCTGCTGGGGCGTGTATGTGTCTGAGGAAAGATCGATTGAACCTATAACAGAATTTGTCAAGGTACGATTGATCAGCTCTTGATTGAGGTTAGAAGCTAAATGTGCGGCGGATTCATACTCTACAGCCGGGGTGCCATACTCTTGGTCTGTAGTTGAGTGAACAACCTTGTACTCTGTGAATGGAACCTGTTCTGGTTTCTGTGTAACAGGATTAATTACCTGTCTCACTGTCTCTTCGGCAACAACACTGAAAGTGCCTGACTCTGGAAACACGCCATATTCTTGTGAAGCATCTCTCGCTATCTGGGAGGCATACGTTTTACCTACACGCTTGTTGTACTCAGTATCTGTAGAAGCTCCATACTCTAACCCAGTTTCAGGGTTTAGCTGTTGGTTAGGATTAAATGGCCTACCACCGCGAACAGATTCACCCAATGCCGCAACCTGTTCGTCCTGCGGGGGAACCACCCTTCCCTCTATGGCCGCGGCTTCCCTTGCAAGCCTATTATCTCGCTCAATCTCTCGAAGGACTTTTTCTGATTCTTGGTAGTAGTTAGCTCGCTGCTCTTCTTCTTTTTCTCTAAGCTCTAACTCTTTCTCTTCTAAAGAATCCCTCATAGCACGGTTACGTCTGTTAGCGAAACCAACACTCACCCCATCAACCAAGGCTCCAGCACCAAAGCCAACAGTAAGATCGTCCCAAAGACTGTCGCCCACCTCTATGCTGTCATCGTAGTTGTAATTTTGGATAGCATCTTGAACTAAGCTATTGGTCAACTCTTGGACGCCCTCAAAGGTTCCGGTTTTTAATGCGCTGACAATTCGATCCGTCTTGGTCAATACGCGAGACATCTCTCGCTGCACCTTCACTTGCTCATTTAACAACCTTCTAGCGCCTTCTGTGTCCCCTCTTTCTATGGCTGCCTGCTTTTCTTTTTCTAGCTTGTTGTAACGATCCCTTGGCTCTTTAATACCACGAATTTTTTTAAGGACGCGCAAAGGAGTAAAAGCCTCAGTCGCGCCGAAAAGACCACCAAGCACGATAGAGGTATCAGCGTCGTCTTGATCTACGTCTATACCTCTTGCCTTAGACGCCTCAATACGCTGGCGTTGATCGTCTGCGTTCAATGTTATGCCAGAAAGTATCGCAGCTCCGGTGCCTACCAACCCAGCTACTGGCGCTGAAGCTCCAAGAGCCGTCGTAGCTCCGACAGCTCCCGCAGTGAGGGCCATCATTCCACCGATAGAGCCGATAGCCTCTGCAACTTTGACCGAATAATCGTCTCTGTACGCGTCACCGATACCAAGGTTCTCATCGATATACTTTTTGCCATCATCAGCAAACTTAATTATTTCATTGTCATCACCGCTGTCTATAAGATCCTCTTGGCCAAGCATGTTGGCAGCAGAATCAGCAAAACCGACAGCACCGGAAACACCGCCAGTAAACGTCTGGCTAAAACCACGAGAGAGGGCTTTCCCAACCTCCGGCACGTAGCCAAGCGCATAGTCAACTGCCCCAGTTTCCTGCTCGACAGGATTGATTCCTAACCTATTAAAATAGTCGTTTCTATCTAGGTCGGAATATTCTTTTTCGTAGAAAAAATCGGCAAGCTCATAGTCCGACATATTGTCGTATTCAGGATTTTTTTCTCTAAAGGCGTTCAGGACCGCAGACAAAGCTATCCCCTCAGACCAAGGCTATCACGAGTTACAGCACCAGTATTGGCGCTAGGAGGAACGCCCCCTTCACCTGTAGCGGTTTCAGGAGCATCCACGCCTTCTACACTAATACCAAGCCCGCTTAACAAGTTTTCGTGGAAGCTACGAAGTCTACTCAACCAATCGTCGTAAGCTTTTTGATGAGCATCTGTAGATGTATAATCTTGCTTAATTGGAGCCACATTCTGCGCTTGCCATTCCACAAGGGCAGCACTAATTACATCCTTGTACTGAGACAACCGATCCCTATAAGCCCTTCTTGCGCTTTCAGTTTTAAGATCCCCGTATCGTTTTGCTGTCACTACCTGAGTAAGTTTATCTAGCTGAAACTTTCTGTCAGCGTCAGTTCTGGCGCTCACGTATTCAGCCATCTTCATCGCATAATCATCAGCTATTTTACTTTCTTCTTGCTTGGCCCTTTCTCCCTCAATGCCCAACTTCATTCTGGCTTCTTGTTCCGCTATCAACATGCGTTGCGCTAATTGCTCATCTGCGGAAGCATCTTGTTGTGCGTCTCGTCTAGCTAGACGCGCTGATTCTCCAGCTCTTGCGATTCCTCCAGGAAGGTCGCCTCCTGCTATACCTGCACCAAGCTGGATTAAAGCTTGAGAACCGGCCTCCCTTCTCCCGCGCTCTCTAGCTTCTCTAGCGCGTGTTTCTGCCGCTTCAATCATTTCTCTGTAGTTTGGCTGAAACTGAGTGTAGTCGGGGGCATATGCTGTTCTATCTGGAAATCCGCTGACAGTTCCATCAGTTGCAGCCCCGCTCCCGCTGGCGCTTATATTCGCAATCCTCCCTGCTATAGCAGCGTAGCTATCATCGCTAACATCTGTACCAGTGGTATCACCTGTTGTGGCAATGGGAGTACCTGCTAATTCAGCACCAGTTTGAGCCTTGTACCTAGCAAGGGAAGCACCGAAATCAACTGACCCCGGATCTCTTATTAATTGGCTAATAAGGTCTCGGTTGATACCCGATATAGGTGAATCTTGACCAAGAACTACGCTACTTGCATCAGTGTTCCTTTCTACCAAGTCCTCAAGTTCACCACGCCGCCGCCTTCTAGTTCTACCGGATTGTCTTCCTGTTGGACCTTGGACACTAGCGTCACCACCTCGGACGTTGCTTTCATCTTGAACAGACATGGCTGTCAAATCTTGACCTAAGACGCTGTACAATCCTCCGCTCGAATCAGGAGCAGTCGCATACCTAATGACCTCTGGGTCAAATGCCGTGCCGGTAAAAAGACCTCTCTTGGCGTCAGTCTTAACCGCACCACTCAATTGATCTTCAGGTGTATAAGCAGGGCCAAACAACGGACCATCAGCCTTTAGCCGTTCACCGACAACAGTTAACTCGGGGATGTCTCTTGCCCTCGGTCTTGTTGGGTCTATAGCGAATCTTTCTCGACCTTCTTCGTCGTACTGGACATCGCCACGTCTCAGATAGTCTATAATCTCACCGAATTGCTCCTTCCTCGGTAATTCGTCAGCTTCCTCCATTAACCTTTGAAAGGTTGGAATTGTGGTACTAGCATCACGAGTGCCTGGACCTTCAACACTCGCAGTGTAATTACCCCTACTGCCTCTTACACTAGCTGTTTTTCTAGTCTCGCCTAAAGGTTCTTCTTGCACTGTAGGTGTCGGCGTTGTGGCTGTTGGCAGGTTCACATCTTGATTGTCTTCACCTTCGCCAGCGTATGTACCAATGCTACCAACTATGTCCGCGTAACGATTCGGGTTTAATCCCAGCAAATCATATGCTCTTCGTATGTCCTCTGGACTACTAGCTTCCGATAATCCGGCTCGCTTTTCATCCGCCGAGTATTGATCCAAGCCATAATCTTGATACATCGAATAAATCTGATCTTCCAAAGACTCCCTTTCGGCTGCGCTCGCACCCCGATCCGTAAGCTTTGCTAATTGCTGACGCAAAGGCATAACTTCTCCCCTATAGCCCTTTATCGCTTCAAAATACGGAATAGTCAGACCTTCTGCCATACGAACAACGCCACCTTCTGCCATGCCTTGTGGCGGCATTGGCCCTTGAGGTGCCATAGGCATCTGAGGCGGCATAGGTTGTGGCCCACCCATCATTGCAGCTTGCATCTGTGGCTCTGGCGGTGCCATTGCAGCGATACCTTCCTGCACTATCTGATCTTTGACGGTGCCTTGAGGCTGCTCTTGCTGACGCTCAGAAAACCTTTTACGCATGTCTGCACGTCTTTGAATCTCAGACACAACCAAAAATTGAGGCACTTGCCCCGTTGGCATTTCTGCCTCTTGTTGCAGCCGATCATCGGGCAACCCTTTCACCATGTCTTCGATTTCAAGTATGTTCATCTATATCTACCGCATTGCGTTATAGAGGCCAACACCACCAATACCAGCACCAAGCAGCCTTTCTGTCTGGCTTGGACCGCCGAATGTTGTTGTCTGTGATCCAGGCTGGATGGGAAGTCCTTGCAGCAACGAACTGAAGAAGGCCAACTGTTCTCGCGGATAAGCCTGTTGACGTAAGAAATCTTGATAGCCCATGTCGAGGCCGCGCTGAGTCAAGTTTCTTTCGATTTCTCCTGAAGCCTGCAAGTTACGGAGTCTTTCGATAGCCATACGTTGTTCGTCAGTTCCTAATCTACCCAGCAGCCCCGCAGCCTCCAGCCGTTGGGCCATACCTGCTTGATCAGCGCCTAGTCCTGCAAGACCTAGCCTAGCCCTAGTTTCTTGCAGTTGCGCGTTTTCGGCCCTTGCTCTCATGCGAGCATCGTTCTCTGCCTGCAAGGCTCTTTCTTGTATTTCTTGGCCGCTAAGTCCCAGCCTTGCCGCCTCTTGCCTTGCCCTTTCTCTTGCTTCAAAGACAGCTCTTTCTTCTTTCGCTTGAGCCAACCTAAGTTGCTCGTTCTGCTGGAACTGTTGCTGTCTAAATGTTTCTTGAGCACGTTTAGCTGCATCTTCCTGCTGTTGAGCACTAAGACCAAGTTTAGCTGCCTCTTGCTTGGCTCTTTCTCCTGCCTCAAAGGAGGCTTGGTCAAGCTTTTGCTCCAAAGCCCTACCTGCCTCAGTTTTAGAAAATGCGTCTTGCCTGAACTTCTCTTGAGCCTGTCGAGCTGCTTCCTCTTGTTTTTCAGCACTTAGCCCAAGCTCTGCTGCTTTTTGCTTTGCCTGCTCCCCAGCTTGGAAAGAGCTTTGACGGAACCTCTCTTGCTGTTGTCGCGCCTGCTCTAACTGCTGAGATGCCTCTAGGCCAAACTTGCCTTCCTGTAGACGTGCAGCACGATCTGCCTCGAAAGCTTTTTGCGCTTGAGCAAATGCGGCCTGACCACCCCTAGACTGGATATCCTGCAGTTGTTCAGAAAGATTCTTTTCCCTTTCTGCTTGCATAATAGCTTCTCGATAGCCGCCAAGACCGCCAGCCTGTGCAGCCTGCTGCTCTATCGCAGAACCTTGTATCTCTGACTGCTTTCTTGCTTCTCGCTTTTCAATGTCCGTCACAAGCTGCTGGTACGGATTCATGTACCTTTCTAACGTTTCAGGATCGGCAACGGTCCCAGCTTCAAACCCTGGTCCTTGGTCAACCCTGTCAGCTCGATATCCAGAACGCTGAACAGAAGCTTGGTAGCCTGGGTCAAACGCTCCAGCTTGATAGCCTGATTCCAATCCTGCCGCTTGATACCCTTGATCCAATTCACCAGCTTGATAGCCCGGATCAAAGCTGCCTGCTCTATAACCAACACCGCGCTGTCCAGCTTGATAGCCTGGGCCTAAATACCCAGCTTGATAATCACTGCCAATGCGGCTCGCATCGTAGTCAGAACGCTGCATCTCAGGACTAAACGTTCGTGCAATGTCCATGCCGCTACCAATATCCTGATAGCCTACTTGAGTGGCAATATCTGTCGCAGTTTTGATTTGTTGTGGTGAACCCATCCCTGCCATCTCTTGAAAGCCAGCCATGCCAGCTCTTTCTGCGGGGGTGAAGTCAGCTATCCTTTGACCGGGAAACGCCTCATAGGGGCGTGTGCTTTCATAAACACTTCGCTTGAGCATGTCCTCGAAATAAGGACGAGCATATTCTGGAAGATTTGTTTGAGTTACGGTACTTTCTTGTACGCCACCACCGCCACCACCTTTACTCATCTTCTAAACTCCTCTCGTATACAACGTATGACCGCTCAAATTGGTCTTGCTGTAGCCATTTCCAAAAACCCATCCTAGCGGTTGCCTCAATTCCAGAGCATCCGGTGTCTTTGCCAAAAGACTTAAACTTATCTAGCATTTCCCAAACCCAATCATTAAATCTGTCGCCGCCTAAAAACTGTATCGCCAACATTTTCTTTTCTGGGTATTGGTAAACCTCAGTTGTACCCACGCCATCAACCTGCTTGTCATCATCAAACGCAAGCCACAACTGCTGATTACCCTCTAAGAGGGCAACATAGAGAAACTCTAAACTCCACCTACCGTGCGACCTTGCAACGGCTCTACCTAATTGATGCTTCACATCCGGCCACATTGTGCTGATGTAGTTGGGAGGCACCATCGTAATGGTGTGGGTAATTTCCCTTGGCTCGTTACGCCGTTTAATTTTAGGCTCACGAGATATGTCTTTAATACCTGAAGAGTCAAAATCTAATAGTGAGTTCATGCTGGAAGTATCTGACCTCCTTTCGCCATTATCGGCGGCGGCTGTTGCGTTGTACCCGTCCTTTCCATACGAACACGATCCATCATGCCTTCAAGGTCTTCGGCACCAGCATTCGTGTCTCCGTCGCCTAGACCAGAAACAACATCCGCAGGAACAATAAACTCACCCGGAGATACAGCGACAGGTTGTTGCCCACCAATCATACCGGGCACCATGTCATCCATGCCTCCACCTTCTCCCTCGATCAACCCTTCCTTCTGTGAGTTAGGAACGACTTGCTCTAAAACAGCCGTCCTAAGCTGTTGATAGATCTCGATCCCAAACTCATCAATAAAGCGATTAATAATTGCCTCTGACTCATCTTCTGGAAGCTCGCCTAATATAGCCATCCGGGCCTGATCTAGGAGCATCTGTGCCTGTTCTAGGCCCATCTCAGCTCCTGTTTCCCCAAGCTGGTTAGGGACAGATCTACCTTCTTGCATCCCATACATTTCTCCCATGCCAGAACCAATGCTTGGGCCTGCACCTTTCAGTGTCTCTGCCATGATCAATTCTGCGATGCCTTCCGGCACATCACTACCCTCTAAGCTTTCCCTCATCGTAGACTCAAGTACAGAGGCTTCGGGTGTCATGACCATAGGATCTTCTGCGGCTGCGGGTGGCACTATCGTGGAAGGGGGGACTGACGTTTCACTCACACCTGTATCGGTAGGTCTATAGTAACTATCTTGAACAAATCGTGACTCTCTCTCTTTGCCAGGCGGGCCGTATGTTTTCTCGTATTCTTCTACCGTAGATCTAGCATCTTTTATTCTGTCCATAAGACCTGGGTCATTGCGAAAGGCAGCCGGACCACCATAGTTAGAGCGCCCAGCTAGTTCTTTGGCAGTTTCGTACAGACTCGTCTCTTCTGCTGTTGGCGCAGAGCGATCTCCTGCCTGCTGCCTCACATCATCTACGAGCCTACCGAGAAAACCACCGCCAGATCCTGCACCGGCGCTTGCGCCTGCCCCTGCGCCTGCCCCTGCGCCTGCCCCACTTTCTACTGTGTCTGTCGGAAGTCGGTCTCTAAAGTAAGAAATCTCTGCGTCAAATCCGGGCCTATAACCTACTAATTCTTCTGGTGTAATTACCACGTCACCTCTAAGTGCAGCCTGTGCCGCTGCTGAATCGCCAAGGCCATACGATCTTTCAAGCATGGACCTTTCATATTCACTTCTGCCGCCTTGCTGCATTCTTTTCACCGGAGGCATTTCACCAGCTAAGGTGTATAGCTCCGATTGCCTACGGGCGAAATCACTTGGATTGATAGAGGTGATGCCACCTCCAGACATCGTGGAATAATAAGGGCTGTCATCAAGGTAACTGTATTTGTCATATCCCTCGCCTGTTACATTGAGGAATCTTCCTGATCTCAAAGCCTCTTCTGCCGCTCTCCTCTCCTCCTCTTTTTCAGCAGAATCTATTCCAAACATGCGGTCACGGTCTTCTTGAGCTTGCATCGCAGCTCGCTCACCTTCACCAATTGCTATGGGGATGGCGGCTGAGGGAGTTAACAGAGCTTTGCCTGTCTCACGCAAGCCCTCTCCTGAAGTAAGTAATTCTCCTGTCGTTGCTGGAGACTTTGCCGCTAAAGCTTCTTTGGCAGTTTTAACACCACCTTCCAGTTCTCGTATTACTGGGTTCTGAGCGACGCTCGCTAGGTCTGTGCTAGCCTTCACTGCCTCCTGTGTTGCTGTTTCGGTCCCTTTTGCCAAAGCCTGCTCTGCCGCAGTTACCGCCTCTGCTGCTTCTGTCACCCCGCCCGCAACATCTTTGGCAGCGCCCAAAGCTTTTCCAATGCCGAACCCTGTGAGACCAGATATCAAACCTTCCTTCAAGTCACCCGTTACCGCCGCCGACGCTAAACCAGAACCAATAGCACTCGCCAACGCTGTTTTACCCGCCAAAATTCCACCCGTTCCCGCGAGAAGTGAACTACCAGCTAGACTACCCAGCAGTGGAGCTATAAAGGGCAAGAACGCTTCAGGCTGTCCTGTCATTGGGTTGGTTGTGAGCTGCCCTGTGGGCGACAGAGATGCGATACCAGCCACCTCTATAGGGTTCATGTGAACCATCATGCTGTCGCCGTATCTGCCTTGTTGAGCCATCTGCTCTGCCATAGGCTGCATTGGGAACTGGGGTTGTTGATTCATCATTAGCTGGTCTCCACTCCAAACATATTGAAGCTAACATTTGCTGCACTTGCGTAAACCTTTACGACATCTGATTGTGCTAAACAGATCCCAATCACAACTGTTCTACTGGTCGTTGCTGCTAGGTCTTCATCATAAAAAATAAACTGTTTGTCATCTGCTGTAGCACCGCCGACATGAATGCTGACTCGAAACGTGATCCCAGAGCCGCCCCGGTTACAGATCACCAAGGAGCTGACGGTTGTTTGTGTCAGGTCAGGGACGGTATACAGTGTGGTTACGGTTGTCGCACTGACATCAGCCTGCCCCAAAACCTTGATAACGTCTGTCACGAAGCACCCATCAAAAGGAACTGAAAACGCCGCATGGCAAGTGATCCAGTCTTGTCATCCTGCGTCTTGGCAACAAGTACCTCGTTTTCGATCTGATCTAACGAAAGCTCAATCGTTCTTCGAGTGATAGCTTCTGAGTTAGGATCATAGACTGGTGAAGGGATAGGTAACGTTGTCTTTCTTGTCGTTGCCATTAGCGTCTTCCGTCCTGCCTCATGTCAAACCTCAAGCTACCTAGCCGCCATCCGTATCCCAAGCCAGAGCTTTCCACCCTTAGCACGGTGTGCCTGGCCCTAGCCCTGATATGATTTTGCTTTGTCGAAGAGGTGACACTTGATGTCGCCAGAGTGCTTGGGTCTTCCAGTGGGAAGTTGCTTCCCTTTACCGTCAAGTCAACTGATGCGTCACTCGTAGAACCGCTAAACTTAAAGTCAGGCAGTATCCTGCTAATCATCATAAACCGCTCGCCATCACCGATCTCCAAATCACCGGACTCAACAAAAGCTGTCATCGCTGATCCATCATCGTCATGGCCCACTTCATGCTCAAACAAGTAGTTCACCGCAGAGTTACTATCAACACATGTTGACGCTATCGGTTTGTTCCTCACTGAAGCACCGGCCCATGCCCCTCTCGCTAGGGTGCCGACAGACCAGAGATTGTCTGCGTAGTTGTACGAGACATAGTTTGTTATTTCTGTGTTACCACTGCCTACAGGGTAGAACCAAATTACTTCAGAGAATGCGTTGTTTTCCGCTGCAAATACCTTGAACGATTGATCTTCGTTTAGGTTTGAAAAAACATGTTCTTTTACCGTACACGGCAATGGCTGCACTGATCCGTTGTAAACGTAAAAGCCACCTTTATCCATGAAGAAAACAGATCCCCTTGCGTTTACCGCCGCCTTTGGCGATATCATGGATATATCTGTGCTCAACGTTGAAAACTGAAAGGTAAAAGGCGCTCCCACAAAGCGCATAGAATGAAGACTGGCATCAGTCCAAATCAGTATTTCTTGCCTCGCCTGCAAGGCACCGATAATTTCTGAGCCAGAATTAATTCTTACACCGCCAGCCGTATTGGTTGCTGTTGGTGTCCAATCTGCCGCATTTTGTTGATCTGAAAAACGAACAAACAATGGGTCAATATTGCTAGATCCTATGGGGTTTGAGCCAAAAGCAATTACATGTTGATCGATGTCAGAGACCATCACCTGTAAAGCAACAGTCGGCACATTGGATGCCCCGCCTAAAGCTGTAGCATTAATGGCTCTAGCACCTGTGCCAGATGACTCATCCCAGTAATAAATTCCGCCGCCTCTAATGTTGAAGATCAAATCTTCGCCAAAGTTATCTTGGCTGATTAATCGAAGCTGACCAGCCGCAGAGACACTGCTAGAACTACCCCATGTACCAGAACCCCAGCTACCAGCCCCGAAACCAGTGCCTTGCACAAACGCATTTAGACCAGTATTAATTTGATATGCTCCAACAACAGAGCTGCCGCCATTACCAGAGTCACTAGAGTTTGCAGTTACCTCTGCACCACTCGTGTCTTTCGCAACAATCGTGTAGGTGCTTGTAGTCGGTACTGAGGCTATCTGGTACTCCTGGTTAAGCACCGCAGCAATGATATTGCCACCTAGAGATGCAGCATCGCTAAACGTCACAAAGTCATTTACAACAGCCCCATGCGCGGTGTCAGTGACAGTGATCGTTGAAGAGCCATTGGTCGCAGCAAAAGTAACGTCGCCTGCTGACGTTGTGGACCGCAACGGCGTTACGTCGTTTAGAGTATTACCCTCAGTCACATAAAACTTTAAGTTAGTCCCAACCCCAATGTACTTTATAGACTCAAGAGACGCCCAGTTGTGTATTGATCTCGCAACACCAAGAAACGCTGACTGAACCAGCTTTTGCCATCCTCCGATCTTTTCGACCCTTCCCTCACGGAAGCGGATCTTGTCGGAGTCAAACCAGCCTGAATCTGCCGTGTACTCTGTGCCCTCTTTATTGACACCAGGTGCAAACTGTATTTTTGCTAAAGGCATTATTGGAAAAAACTGCCCAAGCCACTTGGCATTCCACCAAACCCGCTTGCTTGGATCATTGATCTAGGAACACCATAGTTTGGTGTAAAGCCCCTGCCTTGGTACATCGTGGGGCTGCCAAGTCTTGGAGGCAACGCAGGCTGGTATCTAGGCATGGGTTGTGGTCTAGGCAGAGGCATATAACCACCGGGGAACCCACCATATCCAGGCATTGGCATAGGCTGATAGGGCTGAGGCCGTGGCGCAGGCATAGGCTGAGGTAATTGGTTGTAATTAGGCTGCGGCTGCGGCTGAGGGAATGGTTGAAATCTACCCGGAGGTAACACTCGACCTGGAGCACGATATCTCATGTCGTTAATCCGACCCGCTTCAGCCCCGCCAAAACCATCTCTTGCGCTAACCGGACGGCTTCGACGCTGCAATTCTCTCATTATATCCGGGCCTAAGAAGTCTTTTGCTTGGTCTAGTGATGGCAACGTCGCAGGCGGCCCTTCTGGCTGTGTTGTCCCTAACTGACCGCCTCTAAATCCAGCATAGCCTGGTCCCGGCGGTCGCGCATTTGGCATAAACGGAGGCTGCTGTTGCATACCAAATCCCCTTCCAAACCCACCTCCAAACTGAGGCTGAGAAAACCCCCCCGGTCCCATGCCAAAACCACCACTAAATTGCTGATTTTGACCAAACCCGGCTGGTTGATAAGGGACAGATTGGCCGCCGCCTTTACCGCCCATTGGTGCGCTTCTTGCCATTATTGATACTCGCCTGTACGAATCATTTCAGTTACTTCGACTGCTCTGTTTCCAACTTGTTGG